AGGTGCGCGTCACATCCGTTTGAAGAGTAAATGTCTGTTGATAGGCTGTGCAGTTGCCATCGTCATAACCGAAGTTGACAGTGATCTGATGAATGCTGCCAAGATTGCCGGTCGAATTAGCTGACCATGTTTTGACGAGTGTACAATTAGCCGATTTGGTCATATTGGCCGTTCTGGTTGCGTTTGGCACTGTGCCATTTGTCACATTAGACGCAACTTTGACAGTGCCGCCGCCATTGTGGGGGAATGAATACTTCAGTTCTGTATTTACGCCAGCAGCATTGACGCGGGTTGAATTGGCAAAATAATAAGGGGCGGCCGCGCTGGTCTCGGTGCGGCTTTCAAGCCAGACGCGAATTTTAGTTGATCCGCATGTATTTGATGTGATGTCAAATTCATGCGTCGCGTTGCCAGTCACTCGACCATGCGTGATTGTGTAGCCGCTGCAACTCTTCGTGGGTGTATTGACGCCCACTGAAAGGCTTTGCAGTTGCGACGCGATAGTGTCTGACCAGTCGTTATAAGCAGTCTGGACGCCAGCAGGCCAGCCGGTATTTGCCAGCCCGTATGTGACATTGAAATTGACTGTCACATCAGAAGGCCATGCTAGGTCATCTGTCGGATAGGTAAGCGCGGGCGTGAACGGGATTGCGAGGCTGATATTGCTGCCGCTAGTGGTCGCGCTCGTGTTTGCGTTCGTGTCGGCCGTAACCTGCTGAGAATACGAATTAACGCATGAATTGGCGTTGGTGTAGCTGCCGAACACGCTGCCATCGTAATAGACGCAATCCACGCCAATCTTGCCGGGGAATGTGACGTTGGCACTGAACCAGACATCAATCGGGCTGTTGGCTGTGCCGTTGTTTTCAAACGTAGCAAGGTTTGACCTGGTGCCGTTGTTGTAATCGTAATAGAAAGTGATGTTGTTGTAGGTCGAGTTCTGCGACTGGACGGAATCACCCGACGGGCAAGTACCGTTGCCAGTCATTTCAGTTGTACGACCCCACCATTTCTGAAATGAATAGGTCGGAGAAAATAGACTTGCATTGGCGGTGCCTGTGAAACGATAGTTGAGCGTTCCGGCGGTCTCTCTGCTGCGCCTCAAAAAAAAAAGCCACTCCCCAGACTCTGGAGAGCGTTCGGCACGGTAAACATAATTGTCTGACGTGCTGAGATTTGAGTTGTTTAATTCTATCGCATAGTCGCCGGTGGTCGTGCCGTTATTGGTGGTGTTTGACCATGTGCCGTTAGCGTTTCTGTAAACTTCCGTCCAGGCGTATTTGATCGGGCTGGTGCCGGTCTTGCTTGTCAGACGGATGTAAATGTTGCTGTAGCCATCTACCCGAACAACGTCGCCATCGGCATCGTATGACGTAGCGGCATCGCCTGCCACTGTAAGCCGACGGCCTGATAAGGCTTCATTCAGCTTTTCAGCGGTGAGGATTTCGCCGCGAACAAATTTTTTCATGCGTCACCTCATGAGACAAACATCGTTAATACAAGGATATTGCCGTTCGTGCCGTTGGCAACTACGGTGGTGGCATTGGAGACGGTCAGGCCATTAGCGGAATTTGAGCCAAACGCCATGAACGTACCAGGCGGGAGAGTCAGGCCATTTAGGCCGAGGGCGGTTGATGTGACCGTGATATTGCCATTAGAATCGGCATTGTACAGCCGATAGCCTTTTAGCTCGGTGAAGTTCCAGGCGGCACCTTGAGTGGTTGTCAGGTTGCCGAATGTGATGGTAGTTGAATTGGCGGAGATCGTAATATTCGGGTCAAGAATTGCCGTGCATTGGTTCGCGCCGGTGCCATTCGCGAAGTTGATCACATCCAGCTTATTGATGCGGGTTTCCAGCGATGAGGAGCCGACGACCTTAATGTCAACGGCAGCCGTTCCGGCCTTGATTGATCCGCTTTGAATTGCCATTGTTTAGCCTCAGAATGAAGTTGGCCGCCAGCGTTGGGAAGGCAGGATGACAGAAGCCGGGTTAATGTCGCCAGTGCTATAAACAGTCAATCCGTTTTGTTTAACGTATCGATAGAGTTCACCATTTGAACCCATCGCAACATTCCAGCCGATTTTCTGCCATTTGTAATTTAGTGTGACATCCAGAATTACTATGCCGTTTGACAATGATCGTTGCGTTGAAGATACGCCATCAAGTAGCACGCTTTCCGGTTCACAGTTGCCCCACATGGTCGATTCATTGACTCTGCCGACCTTATCCGCAAAGTTTCCAGCGTCGATATAAAGGCAGTTATGCAGCGTGATATTCAGATTAAATGCAGGCTTGCGGATATATTCCCCGCCGGATAATGAAGGGTCTTTGACGGTTGACGGAACCGATTGCGCCGCCCCCGTTGCGGTTGCTGTTGCCCATTTCAAAGCACCGCCTGGAATACGAATCATCTGTGGCGAATACTGAATCGTAAATGAACTCATTTCAACCGGGCTTGTCTGGTCGAATTGCAGGGCCGGAATCGTGTCCGAGCCGCCGACATCCATCCCGCCGACCTGCTGACTCTGGCTGTTGAACGTAACGTCAATGTGAGCCTTTTCGAAGTATTCACCGGGGGCACTTCCAGTCGTACCATCACCAGAGCCGCCAGATTTGACGCCTATTGGGTTTATGGTGGCTTCCGTGGCTTTCAGGTTAGGCGAGGCAGGGAAAGCCCACGGCGACCCATCTATGGCCCCCAAAACGTCATTGACAAACGTGAACGCATTTGCCCAATCGACTTTGTACCTAACTTGAGCCGACAGGCCATTGGCACGGCTGCCGCTGTAGCGTGGCGGGCTGGTGTAACTGACCTTGTAAGCAACCGAAGGGGCACCCATTAATTCAATTCCTTAATCTGCTGCATGATTTCTCGCAGATCTTCCGTCTGCTTTTCGATAGCCTTGACGGTCGGATCTTCGCTGGTTCCAGCCATGAAATTACGCTGGAATACGTCAGACGCGCCGATGATTTCGGTTCGCTGGCGTTGCAACATGCTTTCATCAATGTTGTTTTGAATCTTGGATGCTTGTGCCTGTAATCTCTGGCGTTCCAATTCGTCTTTGACCATCTGATCTATTTCTTGACCGATGGTTTGATTCTTCTCTCTTGCAAGTTTTATATTTTTATCCGCCGCTTCAACAATGCCCTTGTAAATATCATCAATATCACGCTCGAGCTGCTGCTTTGCCTGTTCGTCAATAGTTTTTAGTTCAGCAGCAGATCCGGTAACACGCTCGAAATCGGCTGCTAGCACTTTGACCTGTTCAGCCTGCAATCCAAGCAGTTTGATTGCTTCATTTGATCCGGCTATGTCGCCTTCTTTGAAAGCACCGAAAAGGCCCATGTCAGGAGAAAGAAAATCAAGCCGTTTCTGGAGTGCCTGTCCACCGCCAAATTTATCTATAGCCGCTTGAAAGATTTGTTGGTTTAATTGCTGCTGATCTTTCTGGTTTGTTGTCAGATCAAACTCAGATAAACCACTGGCAACAACTCTCCTTTGTGCCTGCTCTGACATGAAGCCCATGCGTGCGGCATCTTGAGCCAGATTTCCTAAAGCTCTTCTCTGCCTTGCGAGCTCTGCTGCACTTGTCCCAACATCCTGCACGGCACCTGCTGCACCCATACCGGGGCCGCCGCCGGCGAAAACAACCTGGCTGCTGATCGATTGCATTTCTTTCAATTTGTCTGCTGCGGCTTCATATGCTGCTTTGGTGGCTTTGGCAGCTTCGGACATCCCTAGAAAAGTGCCGCCAGCCCCCGAATTATTAATATCTTTTAATGTTTGAGATAATTCTTTCACAGGATCGGTTTGAGCGGCAAGTTCTGCCAGCTTGGGTACGATTGACGCTATTGCAATACCTGCCAGCGTTGCAGCACCTGCCAAGCCTGCGGAACCGCCAAAGCCGGTAACGATGCCTTCAATGTTATTAATCACGCCACGGAAACCATATTGCAGATCGTCAACGGCTCGCGACAGATTCAGAAGGCCCTGCGGATTACCCCCAGATTTTGCCCCCGCCTGATTAACACTATTGCTGATTTGCTGACCAGCTTTTTGAGCTTGCACCATTGCCGACGCAAGGCCAGCGCGAAGCTGATCATCAGAGATGCCAAGTTCGACAGAGAGATTGCCGACAACTGTACTCATGTTCGGTCTGGCATTTCGTTGTTTTTAGCGTGATGTGACATCAAATCAAATGCCGTGATCACAGGCATTGAAACGGCTTGCTGGTAGCCGGTGTGCAGTTCAGCCATCAGCCATGCGATGATTCGGCCCCAGGTGATCCGGTCGCCACCCCCGGCATCGGCAGCGGGTCGCCTGCGGCTGGTGCTTTTGGGTCGTTTAACCCTAATGCAATCCGGTGAACGGTCATAAAATCGCCGTGATTGGCTTTGGCAGCGATTTCACGAGCCTCGGTCGATGATATATGGCTGTTGTAAGCGGTGATCATGGCGACCAGAAACGCCATGCCGAATTTTGCCGATGTCAAGAATTGCGAGTTGGCCAGAGCGTTTAATGCATCAGGCGGCCAAAAGTGAAGCTGTTGCAATTTCTCTTGAATTAATCGCTCACGCATTTCAGCATCGATATGCTGAAGCGTCTTACTGTTTTCCAGTGCCTCAAATGGCGTTGGCAGAGTCTGTAAGTAGTCTTCAAGCTCAACTGCCGCCCCTAGCGTCAATCGACCAAAGCGGAGCGTCTGGCCAGCGATTTCAACGGTTTCAATCGGTGTCGTTAATTTGCTCATGAATTGCCCCTCATGAAATGAAATTAAGAACCGTTGCCGCGAAATGTGATTGTGATCGGAATCGCGCCTTTAATGTCGGCATTGCCATATTGAACGGATTCAACAATGGCCGGAAATGTTGGTGCGCCGCTGCCAGTCCATGTAAGATTCCCGGTTGCCCCGATAGTGGTCGGTGCCGATCCTGTAGAATACAGCGTTGCGGTGGCCTGACGGTCTCGCAGGGCACGGATACGCTGAACGTATTCGCTGCCGGTGTCAGATACATCCGCCAGTTCTGCCGAGTCGGTCAGTGACACCGACGACACGGCGATATTAGCCCCGGCAAATGAGAGTGTGGTATTGTAAAAGACTGCCTTTGGCATGATTAGCCTCTTTCAGTTGTTAGATAGTCCAGAGAAGCGAAACGGAAATAGAAGCTGACCAGACGGCCATCTGATCGCCGTAATTGAAATCAATTTCAGCCGATTGCACGGTTGAACTGTAGAACCCGCTGATATTGCCACGTTCAAACAGATTCACAATCGAATCATTCAGCGACAAAATGGCGGTGTCGGTTGTCTCGTAGGCCACGATTGTCGCGGTGGCTTCCCAATCTTTATTGGTTATATCCTGCTCGCCGGGAGTGACCGGGCCGATACGCAGCACGGCAAACGGGCAGACGGTGTTTTCAGGTGCCAGTTGATAATACAGCGGCACGGTGGGGATAGCTGCCGCCCATGCGGTTTTAATGGCAGTGATGCGGTTTGACAGTTGCATTATTTCTGTGAAAGCTCCACGGCCATTATTCTTAAATGATGATTGCCGCGAGGCGTGTATTGTGGCATCACGCCGGTTATTTCAAACTGATTACCGTTGAAATTGAATCGGTCGTATGTCGCAGCCGGGCAGGCTGGATCAGCATAAACCACAACGCCGGTTGATACACCGCCCGTGTTATTAATGACCTGTAATGACTCTGACCGATGTTGTACATATGCCCGATAACTATCGCCGGTGGCTGGATAGCTATAGCCAAAGCCTGCAATGTTGCTCGTCACTGCCGACTTCGGCAGGAGTTCAATCCAATGCGGAAACGTCATTTCGCGGCCTTCTGAACGGCAAGAGCGAATTGAAATAGAATGGCCTGTTGATTCTGCTCAAATGCTGGCCGCATGTATGGGCGGGCGGGAAGCCGGATCATTGCTTTGCCGCCAAGCTCTTGAATCCGGGCATAGATCAGATTTTGAGCCGGGCCGACCTTGGCTTTTAATCCACCCTCTAAAAATTGTGACGTAACGGACGATTGCAGTCTGCCAGTCTGCTTGTTTGGCGGCGTGCCTGGTTGCGAGGATTGCACCCAGCGGAATAGCGGATTTGCGTACCAATAAACGCGGTCAAGCCTGCCGACCTTGCTTGACATCATTGTTCCGCCAAAAACCAGCGTCTTATTACCTTTTTTGTTCGATACTTCTTTAAGGTTGAATATGTCGCGAGTGCCTGCCTTGAATCGATTCATGGCGGCCATTGATCCAGTCCGCGAACCGATCTGATTAATACCTGATTTTGCGGTCATGCTCTTGCCGCTATTGGCAAGCATCTTTTTTGCAGATCGCTCGACCAGCAGGGCAGATTTGCCCACAGCCCTGACAAGTTCACGATGCAGTCGAACGGAGTATTCACCGCCCGACCAGTTGAGCGTGAAAGAGGCTTTAATCATCCTACTGCCACAATCTTATAAGGTGCCCACAACATCTGAATTGCAACCGGAATTGAACCAGCTTCAGGCGTGGCATAACTGGCGTCGTAGTCGCCGATCTTTTCTTTGATGATCGTGCCGCCTGCCGGGTTTGATGTCGCCATCCATTCGGCACACATCGCGATGCCAGCTTTCACGCTGTCCGTTAGTTCGGCACCTGTAAAAGTCCGCCCTGTAAACTGGTCGAGCATAGTTGATGCGGCAGTTAATAGCACGGTGGCACGCATGGCCGATACACTGCCAAGCGTTTCAGCAAATAGGGCCGCTTCGTTTTGTGTTATATATGCAGGCATAGTACAGTAGTCTTATTTCAGTGGGATAAGTAAAGTAAGGTAAAAACCGCCCCCGGCTGCCGAAGCATCTGACAACCGGGAACGGCGAGGGGCACGCCCTCAAAAATTACACAAGTTCCTGAATAATTTGGAACGCACGCGGGTCTCTCACAGCACCGCCAAAGCGGTATTTGACCGCGATGCGGACGCGGTTGGCATAGGCCAATGACACCTCATCAATCGCGACGGTGAAGCCCTGCCGCAATAGCAGGATGTACTCGTTAAAATCACCTAAGACAATCGACTTCGGTGTCGATGCGCCAGAGGCAGGCACAAAGCCGTTGAAATAGACCGGCTGGCCCATGATGGAAGGCGTAATACCTTGCACATAGCCAGAGTCGGCAGAGCCTAAGAAAAGGCTTCTGTTGGTCGTGTCATTCAGGGCAACCAGCTTGCCATGAGTCGCGCGACGCATCACCCATGAAAGGTTTGTGGCATACTGGTCAGCAAGGGCATAGAAGCCGTCAATCACCTTAGATGCGACAAGCGTGTTATTGCTGCCGGTCTTGGTGATGCCGACTGAACTGTTGGAAATCACGCCTTCCGCCTCGGTCGATGCGGTCACACCGTTAATGACCTGATTATCAACCACAGCCGCAAAAGCCTTTGAGGCTTCCGTCTGGATGTAGTTGGAAATCCCTGCCACGTCAGCGAAGAAGTCAGCCGATACGTCGGTAAACATCGTGCCGGTGTTAACCGGAATCGTCAACTGGGTGAACGGGCCGGTATCGATCTTTGACAGCGTGGTATTGACTGTTTCACCCATGAACGGGCGGAAGGTCGTACCATACTGCGGCGACGTGGTGATATTGTTCGTGTTTGAATCACGTGGGAACGTCACCTGATTGACATTTGTGTTAATGACGCGGCAAATGCGAGTCATTACAGGGGCAACCGTTCTGCCGACAACCACATCAAAGCGGAAATCAGGCGTTACGGTGTTTGTGCCGTTGGTGGTGGTGCCAAGTGTCATGTCCTTTGAAAAGGGCATATAAAACTCGTTGGATGGCAAACCAAAGTCGCCGCCCTTACCATAGACTTCCAGCATGTTCCGCAGGCTTGAACTCTTGACCAGTTCAATGCGTCCGCGTGCCTGAATCAAAGCCTTGAATGCCTGATGATATTCAGGCGATGCAAGAGCCGACTTGTCAGACGGATCGGCAAGTCCGCCATTGTCCAGCACCCGACCATCGTATGAGACGCGGGCCGGTTGATATTGGACGTTGGCACCGTAAACCGTCGGCTCTGGCCGGGCCGGTTGACGTGCCATTTTTTCAATCATCTGGTTCGCACGCTCAAGCGATGCGGCCAGTTGGTATTCACTGTCACAGCGTTCGAGTTGGTCCATCAGGCTCGACAAGTCGGCTGATTTTTCAGCACGCACTTCATCGGGAGCCGATACCAGTTCATCACGCAGGCCCTGAACCTGCGCAGCCAAGCGAAGACGGTCTTCAGCAATCGCCGAAGCCGTGCGAGTCTCTGTCAAAGCCATTTGAGTGGCCTCCTTACTTATGTCGCCGGTTTGGCGATTGAAAATCAGAAATGACACGATCAGCAAGCTCGCACCGCTTGACTAAAGCGGTGAAATCGAGCAACTGACCGGCCACTTGCACGAAGCCAGTGGGTGGTAATGCCGGTGTATCACAGTCGTCATGAGACTTGACTGCGATCACTTCCGCGCCGGGATTGGCGGGAATCGGCACAATGGAGACTTCCAAGACCTCGGCCACCTCACTGATCAGGTTTGCACCTGACTTCGCAAGCTGCTTCTGGGCTTCGCTTGGCTTGTAGTTGTATTTCTGCCAGAGTTCACGGATGGCTGAATCTGGGATGCGTGTCGGACGTTTGGCGTAAAAACTAATCGACATTTTCCGCAATGCCTTTTCTTTCAGTAATTGGCGTACTTCCTGACCGGATTTTGTGGCAGATAAGGCAACGTCAACCATCAGGCCGCTTCTGTCTTCGTGAGCATCGATCAGTGTGCCGATCACAGCGGATGTCTTGTTTTCATGGTCGGCAAGCACCATGCCGCCATCGTCCATAAATGTCTGGATAGCACCAGAAAAGGCACCGGGCAGGATGATGTCGCCCTGCCGGTCAATGTTCAGGAATCTTGCAGCATAGCCCTTGAACGAGCCTGCACCGCCGCCATTGACAGTCGTTTCGACTGCCTTCACGAGTTTTTCCATTTGTCAGGCCCTGTTATTCAGTCAAAATAAATGCGTTGATTGATTTAGCGTTGCCGATGGCGACTGACTCATAACCGCCTTCAACCGCGTTGGCAAAGTCGGCATCACTTGGCAGGATATAGCCGTTATCCGCTGGCTTGACGGGCCTCGGCCATTCCTTCGGCACCTCGTCATCGAACACGACAACAGTTGTACAGCGGCAGCCCGGATGAAATGGCGGGAACTTCAGATTCTTATAGGTTTCATTCTTCCCGCTTTGGCCGAATGTGCCATCTTTGGGAATCACCGGGCATTGGCGTTTGATCGCATGGCAGAGTGGGCAGGCGTCGGAAGATAGAACCAACTCATACCCGGC